TCATTGGATCTTCTTCTTTGAAGTTTGGTCGTATAGCTAATACTTGATCGTTGTCTTTACATATAGTTACTATGTATGGAAGGGCTAATCCAGTTTCTTCACCGTTTTCGTCAGTGTCTTTGTACCCTTCTAAGTCTAAATTCACGTGCATTTCTAATAACGTGTACTCTTCATCGCTAATTGTTCTACTTATTCCTTGTAACTCATCAATTTTGTCATCTACTTGCGTATTATCGGTTGCTGATCCGGGAGACATCATTTCTACGTCAAGATAAAACCCAGAAATTTGTAATTTGCGTAATTCGTTCTCATTCATGTGAATTACATGGGTAATTCGAGGTGAAGTAAGTAAATCTACTGCATAATAGGGCACAACAAGGTGTTCTGCCTTAACAAAACGTGCTGTAGCGCGTCCTAAAGCTGGATCGTAGTACACTTTCTTAAAAGCAGAACCAGATAACGGTAAATAAAACAAAAGTTGATCCATTTCAGAGTCATATTCTTCCATTTTATAGGTAATTTGGTAATTCATGAAGTTTTTAACGCGATTTGCCTTTTCTAACTTCGCATCGTCAGTCATTCCTAACACTTCGGTATCAACTGGACCGCCCGCGGGCAATAATTCCTTGTAAGCTTGCGCTTGAAACTGAGTTACGGCTTCCGCAAGTATTGGATGATGAACTCCTGAAGCTCCTTCGAACGGTTGTGAACGTGAATCAGAGTTTATTCCTAATAAATCTAATCCTTCGGTGTATGAATCAAACCAATCTTGTCTAGATTCTAAGTCTTCCTCATACGCAGATACTAATTCGTTACTGATTGTACTAAGTTCACGTTCATCTAGTAGTTCTGCTAAGTTTTCACCAAACTTTAATGACGATTGATCGGGCATATCGCTACCAATAATAGCTGAACCGTCAGGTTGTATGAAAACTTCTGTTTCTTCTTCCATTTCTGGAAGAATCTCAATATCTATTTCTTCTTGTAGCTCTGGAACTGCAGATAAAATTTGTTTTTCAATAGCCATAAGTAAACATCATAGTATGAATTGTGCTAATAATAAACCCTTTGTCTATCATAGTAAAATTCTTCTTCTTCAAAATCACTAGATAACTGCAAAAAGCCCCCTTGTCTAAACCTTGCTAATGCTAAAGTTGTAGCATCAACTAAGTCATCGTGTTCTCCTGCTGGAAAATCGCTGACTTCCTCTATTAATTCCTCTCCCCAACGATTTTCTGGAACCCAAACGCGCCCATCTTGGAATATTGGCGAGACTGAGTTTAGTCTTGCTATCTTATCTTGACCTTTTCCGGGAGAAAATGTATTTACAGGAATACCTATTCTGCGTAGTTCTTGAACCAGTGGAATTCCGCTGGCTTTTGCTTCAATAATTACCGTATCAGGATCCCAATAATTGTATAAACGCATTGCTTCGTTTTTAAGTTCAGGAAAATCAAACCGTTCTTTTATACAATCTATTAATATTAAATGCGCTTCTCCCCCTGAATACATTTCTTCCCCGATTTTTCCTTCAGGATACCAAACTCCCCAAGTTGTTATCGCGGTAAAGTCGGCTCTTTCTGATTTTAAAAACGCGGTATCGTAACTTTGTATAATATAGTCACACGCAGGTGGTTTTTCTTTTTCCCAAACATTAAACCATTCTTTAGGAATAATAGATATACCTTCACCTGTCGGTCTTTGCATGTATTGTGCCGCCCACTTAGACGGACTAACAGACGCTTTTATACTTTCGAGTTCTTCTAACTTCCAAAAATTGTTCCAAAGAGGTTTGCCAGAAGGTAATATTGCAGGGAATTCAATCACTTGCCACTGATCCGCATTTTTATCTTGGGTCATTTTCTTAATTAAACGACCTGTTAAGTCTTTTTTAGACCAACGTGTCATTACAATAACGATTGCACCTCCGGGCTGTAACCGTTGTCGCGGTCCAGTCATAAACCATTCATATGCCTCGTCCATGGATTTATCGGACATTGCATCTTGTTCCGAATGTGGATCGTCAATAATAAACAAATCTGCACCCCGTCCAGCCAACGCACCTCCTGTACCTGCCGCATAGTATTCCCCACCCTTGTTCGTGAGCCATTTTCCTGCAGAACGACTGTCCGCTTTCAATTCAGTTTCGGGAAACAGTGCGTGGTATTCTTCTCCATCGATTAAGTCACGAACTTTTCTACCGAAATTTATTGCGAGGTCAGCGGTGTGGGTTGCTTCAATAATTTTTAACTTAGGATTTTTACCTAATAAATACGCAGGAAACAAATGTGATGCAAACTCAGACTTGGTATGTCGTGGTGGCATATTGATAATTAAACGTTTTAACTTACCCGTAGCTATATCATCAAACGCTTTTGCCATTTTAACGTGGTGATCACCGTTAATGAATTCTTTCCAAATGGATTTAACGAATTCCATAAAGGTACTGGTAGATTTTTCTTGGAACTCACGTTTTTCTAATTCTTCTAAAAGAATTGTGAATTCTTTAGCTTCAGATTTATCTAGGTAATCTAATTCAATCTTGCGCAAAGCCGCAAGACGATCTTTGTTTGTTGTCATAGAAATTAATCTAAATCCATATCTTTCATTTTTTCAAGTATTTCTAAAATACTCATTTCATCGGTATTTATTGTTTTCGAAGGAGTTTTTGGTTTCACTACTTGATCTATGATTGAATCGAAATTTTTATTGTAGTCTTCAAGTATTTCATCTCCTGTTCTAAACCCTTCTGGCATAAGTTCAGATTCAGGTTCTTGTTTCTGTTTAGCTAACACACGTTGTCTAGCTTTTTCAATAGGATCAGCTTCCCGTTTTGCTTTTGCGTATCTTTTTCTTGCTTCATCTTCAAGACGTTCTGCATATACCGAATCTTCTTTGCGAACTATTTCTAAAATATTATCTCGTAATTCAACAATTTCGTTTTGAGCACGGGTTTCGGCTAGTGATGCTACATTACCATCATTTTTTGACATCGAGTTAATCTTTTCTCTACTAACAGTGTTTTGAAGTTTGTCTATTCTGTCTTGTAATCTTTGTGCTTCTTTATACGATCTACTTCCTGCTTTTAAAGGTTTCATCCAAAATAAAGGTGGAAAAAGTGTAGCGGCTTCAAAAGCGGCTTCACCTAAAGTTTGTGGAGCTAAAAATCTTGCTGTTTTAAATGCTGGGTTATCAGCTAGGTCAGGATATTTATCTAATAGAAGGGCTTCTAATCCTCCTCCCCTGAAATTATCTAAAGCAGAACGATCACCTGTAGCAGACATTTCTTGACCTTTAAATAATTCTGCTCTAGCTACTTCCGCTTCCATCCTGTCTTCTAGGGATTGGCTAGAGCTTCTTTTTGCTACTTCTTCTCCAAAGGGTATTTCAAACATATCAGTAAACTTACTGACTAAATCTCCGACAAATTTTTCTTCTCTTTGTGCAGGAGCTAACGTTCTAAGTCCTTCTTTTTTAGGAAAATTTAAAAAGTCAGCAACTTGAGTGGGATCAGGAATAAATTTTCTAAACCCTTCTCTGCCTAAACCTGTTTGGACTTCAGTAAAGGTTTCTGCATTTTCCGGTGCACGAATACTTTCTAGATATTCTAGTATACCGTTTTCAGTAAGTTCAGCCATGGGCTAAGTATATGCTATGTAATAGCGAAATGTAAAATTTAGTTTAAAAAGTTATAATGCTTTAAAGAACATTGGCTCTTTTCCATCAAGAGCTCGGTTAGTATTAAATATCTTTTTTTCGCCTTCCAATAGTTCATTATTTTTTGGGTCACGCATTATTCTTTTAAACATTGATCTATCCATTACTGATCTAGTTAAATCAGCTTTAGACGAGTCATATAGTAAATCCAGTTCTTTATCTTGGTTATCAAGAAACTTTAAAAAATCCTTTTTCTCTTCTGGATCTTTAATTCCCATCTCTGCTTTCGCTCGTAGTTGATGATACTCTGGGTCAAATTCTCTGGCTATTTTTACTTTGTCTGGATCTAAGATAATCGCTGTTCCTGATCCCATTTTTCCTTGATTTGCTTTTTTAGGAAATAAAACAGAGTCATATCCCATATTAGCAAGTCCTTTATTAAAGTCTTTAGTAGCGAGGATGGAATTACCGTAAGTTGGTGTTAATAAATATCCTAATCCTTCTTCGGTCTGTAAAGCGTTTGATACATCCTTTCGTTTTCTTGGACTAAGTGCTGATAATATCCCTCTATTGTCTTCCCAAAACTTTTCGTTTTCTTTCATAAGTCTTTGGATTTCTCTTCGATCTGCAATCGGCATTTTACCGCGTCCCGCTAACAACGTTTTTTCAAAACTTGGTTGTAGTTCATAAACACTTCCCATACCTCCAGAATAGGTTGGAAGTCTAGGATCGGTTAGTCTTTGTGTTGCATATATTCCTCCGGGACTGTTTCTTTTTGTGAAATCATTGCCAAAATCAACTTTTATGCGTTCTGTGTGTCTGTTTGGAAGTACCAGTTTTGAAAGACCAGTTTCAAAACTTCCATGGTATAACGGTTTTTCATTAAGTAATGAAGCTAATCCTTCTCCAGAAAATTGTTCAGGTCTTACTACTTTTTTCTTGACTACGGGTTCAGACAAGTCTTCCAATATTTTTAGTAACTTTAAAAGGCTCATTGCAAAAGTATACCTGCAAAAATAAATTTTGCAAAAAATTTTTTCACTAGGGACTTATTTGAAAACTACTTGCAACCAAGACTCCAAATCCAAGGGAGGGCGGGTGGGACCCGCGGCGCGTTTCTAAGGGGGGTATAGCCCTCGATAGGTACTAAGGTGGGTTAGGTATTAAGTAGTGTTAGATAAAAAAATAGCCCCTGAGTAGGGGCTATTGGTTAGGGTTAATGTTAAGGGTTAATTAAGCTACCATAAGCAACTCACAGAAACCTGACTCATCACCAGTTAATTGTATAGCTAACTCAAGGCGTCCTGACTCTTTAAAGCCCTTTTGATTAAACGAAGTATTACCTAATACTACACTTGAATACTTGCCAAAGAATACTTGGTCAAAGTCTTGTAAACCTTTACCAACCATTGAGCCATATTTACTATTCCATGTATCTCTAATGTATGAAACAGTAGCATCAATACCCGCTATTGCACACTCATGTATGATTACAAATATGTTATGCAACTGGGGTTGTAATACTCTATCAGTATAAAACTTCTTACCATAGTTAGTCATAATCAATACTTGGTCATCACGAAGTGATGTTTTAGTACCGCCTGATTTAACTACTACAGGCATACCAGTTAAGTCAGCAGGTAAAGGCATACCGCGTTTAGCGTTAGACTTTATTATTTCCTCACTTACTGACTCAGCTACTGACTTGGTTAAACTTACGGGCTTTGAGTTTTTAGTTTTTTTACTCATTTATATATACCTCTTATTTAGATTAAAATTATATAAGTTAATTAATTAACTTATACTTAGTATTATACGCATATATAACTTATATACAACCCTAAACACTTAAATATTTAAATATATATATACATATGTTTCACGTGAAACATTTAGCGATTTTAGGATTTTAGGATTTTACGAACGAACGAAGGACGGACGGAACGAACCCCGCGGGTCTTCGCTCGCTCGCTCGCTCCTTCGTTCTATGTATGTAGAGTAGAGGGTCGGGGAATGGGTCAGGGTCCGCGGTCCTCGGTCAGTGGTTGGGTGTAGAGTAGAGTAGAGTAGAGTAGAGTAGAGTAGAGTAGAGTAGAGTGCTTCGCTCGCTCGGTCAATCGGTCAATCGCTCTCTGATAACTTCGCCTTCGATCGGAGTCGCTCGCTTCTTGATCAGTTGTTCGAGTCGAGTGAGTATGTCGTCCTTCGACATCATATCTATCTTCGCGGTCAGGATCTCGCGTCTATCGATGTAGAGTCCACCTGCCTTGCCTCGATGAACCTCTGCTGTGATCGCTGCGGATATCTGTCCTTGGTCCTTGGCTTCTTCCCGCAGGTCGTGGAGCGTGGATAAATGATTCTCTAGAGAAATTGCGTCCTTCTCCGTGGCTTGGATTTCCAACTCAATGAGGTAGTTTCGGACTAATGGGTTATGATTGAGTAGAACACTGCCTTGTGTCTTCGCACCCTTCCTGTCCTTAGTGTAACCAGCTTTGATAGCCGATTCTGTTGCGGTTTGCCCTTTTATGTATTCTTTACAGAACTTCTTTTGTTTAGAGTTTAACGGTTGCCATGTCTTACCATTGTTATCAATAAATGCCTTACCATCTTCTGTTGGAACAAGTGCTGTATATTTCAGTTGTTTCATAGAGTTTCCTAGTTCGCATAAAGTTATTACATTCTATTATAAATATTATCATATTAATACTTTTTCTCATGCCCTCTAGGTAATCCTACCATAGTTTCTAATAACTAATAGAAAATCTATTACTTTTGCTATCAACCTCTTTCCACTGTTCTCGAGACTTGTAGAGTAAATCTATTACTCTATTAGAGATATTAGTAGTTTTCGTTATTTTTTTCCAAAAACTTTTTTATTTTCTAAAATAACAATACTAATAATAAAAAACCCCCATCGAATCGCTCCGATGAGGGTTAAAGGGAAACCTTTCTTTTGCTATTTAGTCATGCATATCCATCTCCTCCCGCTCTAAATCATCAGCGTGTTTTTGCACTATTTCAGCATAGTCCTTCTGTCTAGCACTATCTAAATAGTTATTAAATGGAACGAAGTCAATATGCTTTCTATGCTTTTCTCTTAGGTATGGACCTGCTTGTTCCGGTCCATAGAGTGCTTTCATATCGTTCACACAACCTCGTAATCTAAGGTCTTCGTAAGCGCGTATTACTCGCATCGCAAACTTAGTCAGGTACTTATCTTCTCTGACTAAGTTGTCCTCTACCTCTTGTAGTTCTTGCTCTGATAAACTCATAATGCCTCCTTTTTATCTAAGCGTAGTATAAATCCCATGAGTGCTGGTCCTTCGTGGTTATCGTAACAATGTACTCGATTCACCATGTAGGTGTAATCGTCATCTACGAAAGTCAAGGTACTCACTGCGTCTTGGTTGGCTGGAAATGAATCGTGTTTTACCATTTCCGTGTCCCATACTTTTGAGACTAGCTTCCAAGTATCTGGAATCGATTTCTCGGTAAACTCTGACAATCCTATAATTGAATGCCACTCGTCTATTCTATTAAAGTTCATACTGTACTCCATTTGGTTCGATTATGTAGGTAACAGATTGGTTCGCCGTCCATCTTCTCGGCTATTGTAACCACTGTATGTTTAGGTTCTAAGTCGAGCTTAGTTATGTAACATTGTATGATCTCATCCCCTAGTATAAAAGGTAATGTCGATCCTACTTTCACTACTCGATGTTCTGAGTCGTATACTGGCAAGTTTTTGTCTTGCATATCTTTCTCCTTTCTAGTTTTGATTAA